GACCTAAATATGGACTCCTCATCAAGTGGACAAAACCACTCCTGTAACTCTTTATCAAAACGCCACGTCCGCTTAAGAAAGGAGCATTCGGATATATCGAGATAGGGGATCATCACTTCTGATTTGTCTGCCATAGTGTATTCCACACCAATCTTTGACAATTCATACTGAATGGATACATGGTTGAACCAAGGTGTCTCAATTGAAACACCATTGATGCAATCATCACGATAAGTCAGTAAAGCAACTCTCTTCCGAAAAGAGACAACTTCCTTATCAGGGTTGGCCATGAAATAGGCATACCTATGATAAAGCGAATTGACAAAACAATTCAGAATGACAGTCAAAATCTGCCCTGATGGGTTAGACCCAAAGAATTCGACCATTGTCATGTCGACAATGCATAATGAAAAGGCTATATCATAGCCTACACACATTATGGGAAGAGCTTCTTCATGGGTCCAACCAGCTTTCTTATGGATCCGATAAATGATCCAGAAAGCAAGAAGAATGAATGACGGTGACATTTTCTTATCAAAAGTTCGAAAATCACCAGCATTCATCCTATCGGTACCAAATTGCGTCAGATACCGATAGATATTGCTCCATTCTCGAGACATCGCATTTGTCCCAGGTGCTGCTTCAAACACGAATTTGTTCATCTGAACAAGTCGTATGAATGATAGGAAAATTTTCCTTGCAGCAATCCCCCAATCAATAGGACCTCCCATAAAAAGACGATTCCGCTTTTCCTTGATCTTCTTCAAAGAAACTGGCTCGTCCTTCTCGTGGCCCATGAAGACGGGGTATGCACGCTTTCCTTGTGCATAAAGGGACTCGACTTCAGCAACTCTTTCATAGAAATCGTCGTCAAAGTCCACCCCATTGGGGTAATCCTGAGATTCAACTGGATGAAGATACCGCTTCTTGGAACAATTCCAGGGAAATCCCATGGAAGTTTTTACATCGATTCGATCAATGTACTTCTTCCCTGGGATACCATTTACGGATTGAAAATTGCTCAGCTTAAAAAGCTCAGATTCCCAGCCTGCAGGAAGACCTTCAACGATATCATCCAAGAATGATTGAGCACAGATTTTGACAACCGATGTATTCTCCAACATGGGCATTTGCATGATGGGGAGTACATTCTGACGCAATGGTTTCCAAAATCCAAGAATTGGGGGCCCATGACCAATGGGCCTCCCGTACTTCTGAGTAAAGAACTCAGAAAGTGGGGTGTACGTCACGCGTGATTTGGGTTTCGACCTATATCCGGTAAATGAACCGAACACATTCCCGCGTCCATTCTCGATAAATCGAAAAATGCTCTTGAAATGTGGGTCACCCAATTCAATTGGTGTTCCCAATTTGTCACGGGGTACTGAGGAAAAACCTCCCTGCACATGGAAGGCTCTATCCCCTTTAGGCATGATCTTATCAATATCACCCCGAAACAGAGGGACAGCTCCCACTGTTCCATGCGCCCCAAGAAAGTGGATTCCTATAATGACTGGGCCATAACCAGTATGGCCAATCAGTAGGGATCCACAGTCACCCTCTATTGTCTCACGATCACATTTACCAAAGTAAACAGGAGCATCATATCCTTCCAATGGGACAGAGATGCCACGTCGCATGACAATATTCGAGATCCGGCGTGTAGTCAGAGCACCAGAATCTTCACGGGTTATCAAATCTCCAAAAGTAACTCCAAGATTCCTCTCTTGGAGAATAGGGAGAATTGATTTCAATGGTGGGGCGTTGAATACACGAACAAGCGCTATATCCTTCTTGTGATCAAAACTGATATCTCGCCTGTCCATGATCTGGGTAACATGATCGGTTATACCCATACCACATGTTCGGTACAATTCCATATTTACCGAGTCCAAACCCTTAAATAAATGGGCACTCACAAGGAGGAGATTTCCCTCCAAGAAGACGCCATTCATAGAGCGTTTAGTTACTTGGCTTGTCCAGACTTTCACCCGGACAATATGGTTGCCAATCATTCCTGTGATCCCTTCAATGTCCTTAGGCCACCCTGAGGCTGCCTTTGGGATATCGAAGGGAGTAAGACCCAATCTCTCTTGATACCAGACATTCTTCCCTTCATCCTTCGTCTGAACCTCCACTAACGAAGTG